GTGAAATCACCGTTGCAACTTACTGGGAGGACCAGTAAGCAGAACGATGGGAAAGACCTCGGCTGTGCATACAGCAGTCTGCAGGAAAAGGGTGAGGCGCTGTACAACCACAGGAATCGTGGGTGCATCACCTACCTGCACGGCACTCGTTTAATTATTTTTCCTCAACTCATCAATCGACGAGCAGAGGTGCATCACCAATTGCAAGGGCTGGTGTGAATGCTTGGCGCATCCTTGCAGTAAGCAGGTCAATGGCAGTGTCGCCAGCCCGTTGCATGAGTTTCTCCCCTACGTCTTTGACTGCTCCCAAGGCCTGGTGCCATGTTCCTGGGGCAGTTGCCGGATGTTGCTTAGCAGTAGAGCGCAACATCACGTTGTGTGGATGACGCGAACACCACTGTTGCCCAACCACCAGTCGGTATTGCACAGCGGTTGTACCAGCGCCGGTTCGCGGGACATATATTACAATTGGTTCTAAAGCAGTCACAAAGGCTAGTGACCCCCTATCTACCGCAGTGGAAGGCACGAACATGTCCCTCCAAGTCTTGTAAGATACTGTCTCCGCAACAGCTGCATGTATTGTAATCGGCTTCTCAACCAATGAGGCGGCAGGAATGCTCTTTAAATACCCCACTGCGATGGAATCGTCGGCCCACGCTTGTCTGATCGTTAGCGACTCAACCTGCCCGGTGCTACCCGTACCAGTTTCAATCATTGGCACCGTGCCAATGTAGGCAGAACCAGGCGGATATAAGCCAGTGTTGGTGCCGAGGCACTCTAATCTGACTGATAAATTGTGAAGCCTGGCTCGCACAGATGTGTGCAGTGCTGTTGCCTGAACGGTTGGTTCGTCGATGATTGGCGCGCGTAGATAGTCTAATATCGGTATGGCGCCGTCGATGACCTCATTGGCATCGTACACCATTGCGATATAATCCGTCAGACTTCCAGGACCAGTCTGTCCGTCTGCTTTGTACACGCGCGGGCATACCACCACCACTTGGTCCATAGACGGGGTGGTGGAGAATTCAAGAACGCCAACGAAATTTGTTGTCGTATATGGTGCAGTGAGCTCGTCCAAGGGCAAATGCCGTTTATCAAACCCGTCGAATGCATATGACAACGGTTTCGGAACGGGCACGGCTCTCCGTGCTATTGCGCGCTTGGGTTGTGGTTGCGCCTTCTTCTTCTTCTTCTCACTCTGTTGGCGCTCATACATCGCTCGCAGTGCTGGCTTCTGCGCTGGAAGAGCATTGGCTAGCGCTGCTTGCTGTTTCGCTGAAAGTGTCATTGCAGGCACACTCACAATGAATGTCGTGAACGTCGATAAGTGGCGGTGTGTCTGCCAACTTTGTTAGGAAAGTCCCCGTGGTGACTCTAAAGAATGCAGATGAGTGCACGTGAGGTGGTATCAATACCTCCTATTTACAAGCAGTAAAACTGCTATTCTGCAGCAAGCACAAATTACTAATTACCAGTTTCTCAGGCGATTGCCCAAATCTAATCTTGAGGCGCACTATCCCGTAGTGCTATTCTTATTCCCTGGACCTTGGGAACCGGGTGGTTGACGCTTGTGACCACGCCCTCGTGTTCCACGTCGTTGTACCACCCTCCATTGCAGGTTTCCGTTGACCTGCAATGGCGATTTGGTGCTGCCCCGCGCATTCGGTTTTGCACCTCCTCGGTCGCGCTTATCGGCAATTTTAGCGCCATGTGCCTGACTTCCACTACTGTCAATCGAGCATCGTGAATGCTGGGATCCGCCCACTGCCTTCCCAGAACGCTTTGTGCGAATCCCAGCATCCGCATTGCTCAATTGATCGAAAGTACCATCAATTGAGCAATGTGATTGCTGGGATTCGCCCGCAGCCTTCTGTTCAGAAGACAGGACAGTTGGCGTCTTGGGGAATGGACGTGGCTCAAGAAAACCGTCCACCTCAGCTGGAGACTGATCGTTACCCCGTCGTTCTGTCGCATCCACACCCGTGCCTAAGTAGTTCGTCCGTGCCAATCCTTGCCCTACTCCCCTGGGTTCGCCCAACTCTCCAGGATCGCGGCTCGTAACACTAGGTGAGGCTTGAATCAATGTTGATAACTCAATAGTTACCGTTTGTGGAGTGGTCTTTGGCTGGTCCTGTGATTGTGTTTCCACATCAGCAGGCAACCGTGTCAATCCGGGCGCTGGACGGGCTTGTCCCATCCCGAGCTCCAAATCTACCACCTCAACATTGTCCGCCACCTCTCCTGAGCAAGGCAACCCCTGCACATTAGGGTTGTTTGACTTCGGCCCACCTGCGGTTTTATCTCCTTCATTGGAGATCCTGGCTTGCGCAAAGCTCAAGACAGGCCCACTAGGCACCCCAGCCCCTTCGCAGTTACTATTCAGAACATCCACAATCATGTGTGGACTTACGGGTTCCCATCCTCGGTCATCGCTAACACTTTGGAGATTCAGACCAGCGGCGGCCCTCAAATCCTCATTATCAGCTCCAAGTTCCAATGCCCTTTCGCATGGTGGGTCACCCCCTGAAATATCAAACTGCAAAGGTCCGCATGCTGGATCCACGCGTGTGTCCTCCGCGCTTCCGGTGCTGGACAGGCTAGCCACGTCAGCAGGCTCACCAACTTGAGATTGGAGTGCTGCACCAAGTTGCACTAGCGGTGCAACGTGCTTATCGTCGGCATCTTGAGGCTTGTTACGCTTCTCGCGCGCAACGATGCTTTCGATGCACTCTTTTCTCAAGCCCAATGCCTTAGCTACATTAGACGAAATGGGAAAATCCTCCACAAACGTGACGGGATGCAGCAAGTGCTTGTCTTCTATCTCCGCCATGCTCATGATAAGATCTGCCTCAGCCCACTCCGCCTTCAATTGCTCGATCCGGTGCGAATTCAATTCCTTGATGTTCTTGAAATGTGACACTTTCACCATCGCCCAAGTGCTCGTTTTCGCATGCGCCAGTACTGAGTCAATGTCATTGAGACAATCTGCTAAACGATAATCCCCATCCTCACGTCCAAGTCGCTTCTGATCATCGTCGTATACTGTTGCTGCGTTAACGTCATTCAATTTGCTATAAGCGTACATAAACATGGCACGAGCGAAATGTCTCACAACCATCGTTGATTGCAAGGATATAATTCTCTGCCAAATATCTGTACATATCATAGCTAATTCTTTTTGTGTCAACATCGTTTGTGTAACATCATCTGGCAAGTTAGACCGCAAAACCTTGAACGCTATCAAGCGACCCATGTTCCGTTCCAATTTTCCGACATGCACATAACCTGTTTTGTCTCCGCACCATATGTGATACCGCGACAGGACTTCTGCATCCGTGCGTTCTTGTGGTGACGAACAACAATCGAGTAATTTGTACATGTCTGCGAAACGATCCACGCGTTCTTCCTGACTAGAATACCTACCAGCCACTATTCCCTGTAAATTGTCATCTCCATCACCAATGGTAGTCCTACGCTTACCGTCCAGTGTCGCGTTTATGGCTCGCACCCCTTCTATTTCACCTAGGCATCTAATGTCCTCGGCGAATTCTAGCATCAGCACGAGCCAGCGATTCATAAGGGACGTGATACGTTCGCCGGAGAAAAGCAATGCGTCACGTGGGTCCATTAGTACAGTGATGTACCGTAAACGCCACTTGATCATCTTTTGCTTTTCTTTCGCATCGAGAACGAAGTCATAATTGCGTAACACCATGTTTAGGTGACGGCGTACTGGCTCCAGTACCGCTTCCGCTACTCGCCGTAAGCGGCTTCGGTCATATATGGTCCAGGACGAGTCCATGGCTGAATAATCATCTGATTCTGGCGTTAAGCCATTACTCGTCATGGATCTCAGCAAATTCTCCATTGCGAGATCACATTCCTCGAGTGATAACTTCTTTGTAATCAGATGTGGGTAGCATTCCTTCATCAGGTTTTCCAGAGGACCTACTGACATAGCGTCCTCCATGTTGGACACTGGCCCTAGATTGCCGATCAATCTGGCATGTTTCATTAATGGCAACATCAACTCACCCGCTTTCGTGAAGCCTGAGAGCACTCGTTCCTTCCAACGTGCGATGTTGCCATCAGCCTGCCTAGCTTGTTCAGCTTTCTCTGGCATTTCATCTTTCATGGTCTGTGTCCACTTTTCCGGCGGCTTGAAGTGACTAATTTTTGCGGCTACTGCCTCTGCACTACGCTCAAAATGAGCTGCCATCGTATCTGCAGCAAGATGTAATCTACGCTCTGTCTCATGGTCCGGCATTTTCAAGTCTTCCTTGGTACGAGGGTGTTTCAGCCTCCTTAGATGGCGATGTACACCACTGATCTCGTTTTCCATGCTCGGTTGAAGTGCGTTGATTATTTCTATTATCTCGGGTCCTAATACCACGCCGGAGAAGTCTATAAGCTTCTCCTCGTCTGGCATTTGTATTTTGACGCCGCGCTGCTTATCTTCGAACAGCTCATAAATGGTGCGAGGCTTGATGCTCACTGATTCGCGAAGTTCATTCGGTGCAGCAGATGACGTCCTCGTCCTAAGCAGTTTGTACATCATTGGTTTGATGTCATCTTCTTCTGCCTTTTCAGCTGCCTTTGAATCCACCTTCGCCGAATTACCAACCTCAAAGGTTTCATCGTCCGGATCGTGCAACTCTGCGACGTTTAATGCGAACGCCGCAGTAACAAATTTGCATGCAAGTGTATATTTTACCCGTTTGATCGACGGCATTTTCTTCGCCGAGTCGCAGCTCTCGTTACTCACACGCGTCTGCACTGGGGCTGACGCTACCGTGTCTTGGGAGGTCTTCTCCTGCTCGGCGTTCCAAAGCTCCCGGATGGCCTGTTCGACGGCCTGCGCAGCAACTCGAACAGTCACGTAGTGCTGACGCCACCCGAAATAGCTGTTGAAATAACACCCGACCAAAGCCAACCCGATGAGCAAAGGCATTGCATGGTAATGCTCCTCCAGTGCATCAAATCGAAGCTGGCCCAGCTGCTTCACAACAGTCACAAACGAGTAACCCACGAATGTTTGGTAAACAATCCATGGGCAAACGCAGACTATCATAAACCAGTTGTGGTTCCAGGTGCGCCTTATGAGCCGGTAGACCCATTCATGCTGGGTCCTGCCATAGAGTATGTCGAGATCATCGTCATCAAGTGCGATCCTGATGACGGTGCTGGAGCTGGTTGATTTGCCCTTCGGCAACTCATACCCGTGCTCAATGACTCCGAAGTTCGACAAGTTGGATAAAATGATGGTCCAGTCACGCCACGCTTTCATAACACATGCCCGATGCATCTTCAATTTCAAATGTTTGCTATGAAAGATCGTTGGCTTATAGAAACTGGTTGCGTTCTCCTCGTTACTGCCCTTCCCACTCGCAGACGGATTAGTCTGCATAGCCATTGTGAGTGTGTTTGTTTCTTTGTTCAACTAATACAAATGAGTGTAAAGTTGAGGTCAAAGAGCGGGTTAGACTCGGAGTAGAACGCGGCGCGTGCAAGAGTGTAAA